ACGGCCTTGAACAGGGGGTGCGGGCCACCTGCACCTTCGGCACCAGCATACCCATTGAACAGCTGGTGCTGTTGAACAGCCGAAGAGCCCGCTTCGATAAAACCGTTATACTGTTCGACCGTGATGCGGTAGAGCCTGCTTTCATAGCCAAGGAGTGGCTGCCGTCATCTACTGTGACGGTAGGGCAGCTGCCTGAGGGGGTCAAAGACCCAGGGGAACTATCCAGGGAGCAAATTCAGGAGTTGATCAATGGACAGACCTGAAGGTGCTGTGACGCCTGAAGAGCTTGAGGCTTTGTTGGATAAGCACAACAAGGTAAGGGTCTATATGGTGTACCCCCGTGAAATATGGGATTACTTTTGTAAGGACCCTGGTCGCCACCCCAAGTATTGGTGCATTGGGCCTGAAGGAGTAGAATATAATTTGGATTGGAATGGCGTGTGTTATGGAATGAAGCATTGGCCCGATCACCACATATTCGTAAACTACTGGCATTTCTATGCATACGAACTCAAACAGAGGAGAGCAAAGTGAGTGAGATTGAGGCAGAACTGGTCAAGCTTTTGAAGTTCAAGAAACACCCTGATGACTACGAGGACCGGCAGGAGTACCTGACGGCATTAGCCGAAGCCGTGGATGGGGTTAAGGACGACACTACATTTGATAAGATGACTGAGCCTACCTATGACTGGCTGCAGGACGCAGTTGAGGCCAGGAACAAGAAACGGGAGATAGAGGATTTCCCTGACGCAGAACCGGAGGAGGTTGAGGATGCCAGCGAGGACGATGGAGCAGTTGAGGATGCTGAAGGTAGCGAACCCACCGAAGTGGATGCGGAAACGCCTGAAGAAACGCCTGAAGAAACACCTGAGGAAGGAGTTGCAGAGGGAGAGGAGACAGAACAACAACTTGAAGAAGTTGGTGAGGAACCAACTTCAGAAGATGTTCAGCCTGGCGATGGACAACCAGTATCTGATGCGCCACCTGCAACAAAGAAGCACAAAAACCCCAGGAAAGGGTCGGGCGGCAGGTACCTCAGGAAGAAAAAGGGTAAACCGGACATCCAGCCGAAGCACAAGCCGGGCCACGAGCCGGACTACACGAAAATAACCGGCAAGAAAGACCGCTACGGCGTCACCGAGGGCACCAAGGTCAGCATGGCTCTGAAGATGCTGGAAAAGGGCTGTACCATGCGCGACGTGCAGCTTGAACTGGGCGACACCCAGTACAACATGCTGCGGAAGCTGCACAAGCAAGGGCACCGGATTGACAAGCTGGAGAACAAAGTCCTCAAACTTATTCACAAGGACGATGTGGGAAAGAAGGTGAAGGGCAAATGACCGACCCCTTTGACTTGAAAGCACCACTGGTCACGGCCCTGTCGGCGAACGTTTACTCCGATGGGGTGAGGCTTAGCTTTGGTGAAGCCCTCCCTGCCGCTGGTAAGTCAACTTATCATACAGCAGTCTTCATACCTGCCAGGCTCTTTGTGGAGCTCAGGAAGCTGATCACCAACATAGAGCCCAAATTGGCTGAGATGAAAGATGCTGTATAAAACCAAAGGCCCGTCAGGGAAAGTTATGCATAGAACCAGGCCCCTCCTTATCTCCGCTAAGGAGGGGTATTCACGTCCGGCACCGGGCAAAGCTTGGTTTCAGACTACCACCACTGTCTGGCGCGTGGATGAACTGATCCGCAGGCGGGTCAGGGACTGGCGCAGGTTGCTGGGGGAAACCGGCCATACCGGCACCCGCACTGAAACCATGAGAGCAGATCATGATAGTGTTTATACCGGTACTCACAGCGTATTCCCTGCTCCTTTGGTTGAGTGGGTACTGCTTCGCTACGGACCACCCGGCGGTCGCATTCTTGATGCTTTTGCTGGCGGCCCTCCTCGGGCCGTTGTGTCGGCCATTATGGGCTACGAGTACGTCGGCTTCGAAATCAGGCAGGAGCAGATAGATGAAAACAAGTCCACGCTTGCTGATCTGCACCTTAGTGGTGGCAGCTTTATTCTCGGTGACGGCTGCGTACTCGGCAAAGATGTTGGCCTATTTGATATGGCATTGACTTGCCCACCTTACTGGAACTTGGAAACGTACAGTGATCTGCCCAACGACCTCAGCAACCTGAAGACTTACAGTAGGTTTAATTCAGCCATGTTAGATTGCGCTCACGCACATCGTAAGCACATGAAGCCGGGTGCCTTTGTCTGCATCGTGGTTGGACCGTTCAGGGATAAGAAAACTGGTGAGTTGATTGATTTCCCGGCGCACACAGTCCAGAACTTTCAGGCTGCCGATTTCATCTATTGGCAGCAGATTGTGCTGTCAAAGAATTTTGCTTCAGCTGCTAAACGCTCTACCAATGCCTGGCGCGGATTGAAGTTAGTACCGGCGCACGAATTCTTATTGGTGTTCAAAACTCCTGGTGAGAAATCAAATGTCAGAAGCAAATGACGCTATCTCCTCCTCGTATTCAGGACACCCCAATGAGCCGTAAAAACAAGGAGGATTGGGGGCCAGGCCCCTGGCAGAATGAACCTGACGATAAGGATTGGGTTGACCCAGCCACCATGCTGGATTGTAAAATACTACGCGGCCCGTTTGGGGCTCTCTGCGGGTACGTTGGCGTACCGAAAGAGCACCCGGCTTATGGAATGAGCTACAGTTTTTATATAGAGGGCTATGTCGACGAAAATGTTGAGTGGTGGCGTAGGCACATCACCCATCGGGTAGAATACAAAATCATGGACATTGACGTGCACGGAGGGCTGACTTTCTCAGGCCCACACACAGACAGTGATCTTCACTGGTTCGGCTTTGATTGTTCACATGCCTTTGACTTTACCCCAGGATTACTTGACGGTGAGACTTTACAGCATATCCGCATGAAGGATGAAATTTACCGCGATATTGAATATGTCACCACGCAAGTCGAATCCTTGGCGAAGCAGCTGGCAGCAATAAAGAGGTTAGATGATGGACAGACAGGAACTAGTTAAGAAGCTTGGGCTGGTCAGCTTGGCGCTGGCCGACAATGACCTGATACCGATCCTTAAATGCTTCGCCTTCACCGGCGAAGATGTCATTGCCTGCAATGACACCTTGGGGGTAACCACCCCCTGCCCCACCGAAGAAGCATTTTGTGTGCATGGGAAAACGCTCAAGGAGCTGCTTGAGAACAGTCATGCAGAAACGGTGGTCTTCAAGATTGAGGGTGACGACCTGGTGGTCAGGACCGGCAAATCCACCTTCAAGCTACCCTGGTTCCCGATTGAGGACTTTCTCTGGCTGGTGCCGGTTGACCTTGAGCCAATCATGGAGCTTAATGAAGACCTTCTCATTGGGCTTGGTCAATGTTTGTCGACAGTCAGCAAGGACTACACACAACTGAAAATGATGGGGGTGCGCCTGCACCAAGGCACTCTATACTCCAGTGATGGGGATGCTTTCACAAGGTATGTTACCGACACCAAGGTGACGGCAAAGGTGGACCGCCTGCTGCCAAACGATTTCTGTGCTTCGTTGATTAAAATAACAGAGCAGTCCGAGGCCAGTTCGGGTGAGATTTCCATCAATGACGAATGGGCAGCGGTAGAGTTGGACAGCGAATTCAGCATCTACGGTAGGCTGCTGGAAATTGACAACCCGCTTGACCACGAGGCGTTGATCAAGCGTACTCTGAAGGCCAAGCCACAATTCACCAAGGTGCCGGAGGGGCTGGATCACGCCCTTAGCAGGGCCAGGGTAGTGGCCGACCCTGAGTCCGCCAAAACCGTATTCACCATCAAAGGCGGCCGGTTGGGACTGCTGACAACTGCCTCTATGGGTATCATAAAGGATAACTTGCCATTCAACGGCCATAGTGATGTGCAAGCTAACGTCTCGGCAGCACGTATCCAACGCTGCATCAGCCTGTGTGATGAAATGTCGGTCGCTGAGAACTGCTGCACGTTCCGCTCAGGCAGCAAGTTGTTTATCCTGGCATCAAATCTGGGAGAATAAAATGCAGGACAGATTGAGGAATGCAAGACTGCATACATTCCAACAGCCTAAGGGGGCGTGCGCTGAATGCGGCGGGCGCGTTGTCTGCGATAGAACAACTAATTTGAATGGTGGCAGGACAATAGTTTCAAAAAAGTACTGTCTTGATTGTGGCATCCATCCAATTCCCTGGTGGAAACGGCTGAGCCCAACTGAAAGGATGATGCATTTCTTGCGTGTTGGTAAGTACGACCCAAGCAGGAGGTAGCCATTTCATTTTACTTCGCTAAGCAAGCCCGCAAGGCTGCAAAGCCTGCTGGCAAAGCCCCTTTGGGCACGCCCCGCAATGCCCGCGCCAGTGTGCAGGCGTTGCGTAGGCTTGGCTGCAAAGCCTGCCCCTTGAATAAGGCTGACGTGCAAACGCCCAAAATGTTGCCTACGCTGGCACGCCAAACTGAAGTGTATTTTCTAGCTGAAGCACCAGGGAGGGATGAAGATGAAAACACGGGGAAACCGCTCACAGGTCCCAGTGGTACTCTTTTACGGCAGTGCATTCCTAACGGCTTTGTACCTGTATGCTCTTTTGACAACGTGTGCAACTGTCGACCCACCGATGCCAAAGGGAACCGCGCACCAACTTGGCAGGAAGTAGAATGTTGCCAGCCCAGACGGGTCAAATTCATAGAACAGGCCAAGCCCAAGCTGATTGTCGGCCTGGGGGCAGTGCCGTTGCAGGCCATACTGGGATCAGGTGACCTGGCCGGGATGCGCGGCAGGCTGTTCGCAGTCAAAATAGGCAGCCACGAATGCTGGTTCATGCCTACCTATCATCCATCCTTCATCCTGAGGACCGCCTATGACAAGAAAAAGCCCCTCCAATCCAAACTCGGCCACTGCTTCAGGATGGATGTCCGTCGTGCTTGCGAAATGGCCGCAGAACTCAAACCCTGCAAAATTGATAGCGAAAGCGAAATCAGATCAGGAGTGCAGTGCTTTGACGGATCAGATCCCTCCCATTACGGAAAATTATGTGCGCTACTTGATCATGCTGGCCAGGCTGACACCCAGGCTGACACCATCGCAGTCGATATCGAGACCAGGGGACTCAGACCCTTCAGCGACGGCGCAGCCATCATGTCTATCGCCATATCAACTGCAACATCTAATTTCAGCTTTGCAGTTGAACATCCAGCATCAGCATTTTCAGTTGATCAACGAAAAATCATTAGTGAGTTATGTGCAAGGATACTTGGAAGCAGCGGGCCGACTAAAGCCGCACATAACGCACCATTTGAGCTCGAGTGGTTTATCTGGCTATTTGGACGCGAGATCGTGGACCACGCGACTTGGGAATGCACTCAGATGCAAGCCCATTTTCTGGATGAAAGGCGTGGCAAGCAGGGTCATGGGGAGGATAACTTCCGGGCTCCATACCAAAGTCTAGACTTCCTGGTGAAGCAGCACTTCGGCATAAAATATAAGTCCATGTTCAAGCTGAACAAAAAGGACATGTCAAAGTCCGACCTAGGCGAGATGCTGATTTACAACGCCCTGGATACGAAGTATACGCTCAAGCTCCACCACGCCCAGACCAAGCTGCTGAAGGAGCGCGGGCTGCATGACGCCTACCTTGAGGCACTGCCACGGCAGTCTTCAGTAGCCTTGATGCAGACCCTTGGGGTGCTGGTGGACCAGGCTGAAGTCAAACGCAATCAGGCCAAACTAGGTAAGGAAATAGCTGGTATTGAGGCTGAGATGGACGCCCTGCCGGTTGTGCGTGAGTACAAGGCAGATCACCGTGAAGTCAACTTCGCAGCTGGCCCAGACTCCCTTGACATCTTCAAGGACTACTTGAAATGCCCAGAAGTGAGGGTCAATCCTGAACATCACGAAGTGCACGACTACAACATTGCATCCAAGGCTAAGCGCAAGTTTGATGAAGCACCAGGGAAACCCAAATATTCGGTGGATAAAAATGTGCTTGATAAGATTGACCATCCCCTCGCCAAACTTATCGGTGACTTGCGTAACAAAACCAAACTCAAATCAACATACTGTGATGGTTTGGAATTCGGAAGGGGTGCTTTGGTGTACCCTGACGGTAGATTACACTGTAACTTCAACACCACCTTCGCAGAAACCGGGCGAACGAGTAGTGATGCTCCAAACATGCAAAATTTCCCCCAACGCAAAGACTCCTGGATCAGAAAGCAAATCGTGGCCCCAAAGGGTCATGTCTTTGTTGCGTTTGATTATGGTCAGCTAGAGGGTTGTACTGCTGCCATGTGCAGCAAGGACAAAGTGTTGGTGAAAGCCCTGTGGGAGGACTATGACATTCACATGGAGTGGGCACAGAAGCTGGCTGCCAGGTACCCTGAGATTGGCGTAGCGGACAAAGCCCTGAGGGCACGGGTCAAAAACAAGCTAGTGTTCCCGGCCATCTTTGGGGCCAAGAATAGCTCAATTGCCGACTACCTGAAGGTGCCTGAAGACGTTATTGACGACATTATGGATTCTTTCTGGGAGACATTCGATGGCTTAGCCGAATGGCAAGATCGAATTATGAAATTTTACTACGAAGAGGGATATGTTGAAAGCCCAACTGGTAGGAGGCATCATTACCCCCTAACAAGGAACCAAGCTATCAACTTCCCCATACAAAGTGTAGCCTGTGATCTGGTCTGCTGTGCCATGAACGAGTTATCACACAAAGCAGTGTCGTCCGGCAATTGGCATCTGCATCCTATACTAAACATACATGACGATTTATCGTTCTCGATACCTGACAATGACCAAATTCTTGAGAAATCAATTGAAACTATCTACAGGGCCATGCTAGACCAACCATATGATTTTATCAATGTGCCTCTTTCCGTGAAGGCGTCGATTGGTAAGAATTGGTTTGATATGCAGGATATAGGGGCATTCTGGAGTCACAAGGATCTGTAATGGATACTAAACAGCTAGTAACAAGGCTTAAACGTGACTATCTTTATAATCAGGAAACTGGAGATTTCTATCATCTCAAAAGAGGTAGTACTGCTGGTTACCGGCGCAAGGATGGGTACGTTGAATTGTATGTAGGAGGGATGCCATATCTGGCCCACCGCATGGCGTGGCTGTACACAACTGGGCAGTTGCCGCATGAGGTAGATCACAAGAATGGGGTCAGATCAGATAATAGATGGTCTAATCTTCGTGAAGCTTCAAGAAGCCAGAATAATGGCAACAGCAACGGTTGGTCCAAATCAAAAAGGAAGAATAATTTGCCAAGAGGGGTGTACATCAATAAGGCCCTACCTCACAGGTTTTTGGCAAGGATAGAAATAGGCCGTAGGTGCATAAGCCTGGGAAGTTTTGACACTGTGGCTGAGGCAGAAACAGCCTACAAAGAGGCGGCGCACAAACACTTCGGTGTGTTTGTCAGGAGTAATCGTGATGTATGAGGACGTAGGGGCAATTGCTTGGGTGATCTTCATCATATTGCTTGCCTGGTTGATGTTCTGCGCCTGGCGCACGTCTAGGCAACAACGTGCTCTGATAAATGCCCTGCTTATGGTTGAAAAATCAAGGATCAGAGCCGGGTTTAAGTACAATGAAGCCTTTTTGCTTCCGTTGAGGCGTGTTGGCTTTGGTAAGCACTTCTGGCATCTGTTCACCTTCCGCAACGCAGCAGGCCTCTATGACCGCAAATAGCTTGCATACCCGGTACCGTCCCTTGAGTTTTGATGAAGTTCTCGGCCAAGATAATACAGTCGCTTCACTCAAACAGGCAATCAAAGGAAACCGCGCTCACAGCTACATCTTCACCGGCCCGTCCGGGACTGGTAAAACCACCCTGGCCCGCATCCTGGCCAATGAGTTTGCCGGGGTTGAGGCAACCATAGCAAACGTGGAGGAGATCGATGCAGCAACGAACTCTGGTGCTGACGCTATGCGGAGCGTTGTCACTCGTTCAATGTACCGGGCCATTGGAGCTGGAGACGGTATCAAAAATATCATCATCGATGAAGCACACCGTCTGTCAGCAGCAGCCTGGACCATCCTCCTCAAACCGATAGAGGAACCGCCCAAGCACGTGTATTGGATGCTGTGCACTACCGAACCTGGGAGGATACCCAAAACCATTCAGACCCGTTGTCTCAAGTATGATCTAAAACCGGTAGGGGAGGAATTGATATATGAGCTACTACAATCTGTGGTCGAGGTTGAGGGGTTTGGAACCACCGACGAAGTCATTGCGGCCATTGCCGAAGATGCAAGTGGTAGCCCTCGTCAGGCGTTGGTATGGCTGGAGGCCTGCATCCATGCGAAAAATGCCCAAGAAGCCCGTCAAATCATACGCAGTGCAACGCAAAGCCGTGAGGCGGTTGATCTGGCTAGATGGCTCCTCGGCGGGCGTGGCCAGACATGGGCTGAGGCCGTTAAGCTTGTTAAGGCCCTGGAAGGCACCGACCCTGAGAGCGTGAGAATCATGCTGATGAACTACTTCGGCAACGTGCTGCTCAATACCACTGGCGACGACAAGGCACGGCAAGTGCTGGCACTCATAGAACCGTTCAGGGCTTCTTACAATGCCAGTGACCGCATGACCCCACTGCTGTACAGTATTGCGATGGCCATCAACCTGGACTATCGTCCATGACCGTAGACATTGACGAATTCAGAAAGTACCTGAAAATAGACAAGCAGGCGCTGGATGATGAAGTCATGCAGCAGCCATCCCTGTTTTTCGAGGTGTCTGAGGCTTATACTCAGGCAGTAGCAGAACGCGACGCTTTGAAGGAGGAACTGGCACTAGTTGATGGCAGCCTTTTTGGTGGGTATCGTAAACAAGATCCCAAAGCTACTGATACCCTCATTAAGAGCAAGATTAGTATTGAGAAAGGCCACCGGGCAGCATTTACTGAATACCTGGAAGCCAAGGAATATGCAGATAAGTTGGGTGCGTTGAAGGATGCGTTTAACCAGAGGAGTGAAATGCTAAAAGCACTAGGTAGACTATACGCAAGCAACTACTTCGAGCAAATGGCACTGAAGCCAACGCAAAGCACTGATGCAATGGTCTACCGTCGTCAACGTGAACGTCTGACTTTACAACGGAAAGGAAAAGGAAATGAACGATAGAAGCTTTAGATACCAGTCCCGCTCCAAAGAAGATTGGCGTGAACGTGCCAACATGAAGGGCGGGCAGTTCGACAGCTACATCAAGCCTGCCTACAAGATGTACAAAGTCAAGGATGGCAAGAACCTGTTGCGCATCCTGCCGCCTACTTGGCCCAAGGCCAAGCATTACGGCTACGACATCTACGTCAACTTCGGTATTGGCCCGGACAATCAGGCTTACTTGTCATTGTCCAAGATGCAGGGCCAAGCCGACCCTATCGCTGAGGCAAGGCAGGTGGCTGAAGCCGAAGGCGATGAGACGGTGGTCAAGGCATTGCGCCCTACCTACCGGGTTCTGATGTGGGTCATTGACCGCAATGACGAGGAAGAAGGGCCGTTGCTATGGCCTTCCCCGTTCACAGTGGACAAAGCCTTCATCAACTTGGCACGGGACCAGGATACGGGTGCCATCGTGGAGATTGATCACCCTGAGGAGGGGTGTGATATCCGCTTCTACCGTGAAGGCACTGGCATGACCACCAAGTATGATGCCAGCAAGATGCGCCTCATGGAGGCCGGGCCAATTGCAGACAATGAGAAGCAGCAGGCGAAGTGGCTGCAATACATTGCCGAAAACCCGGTGCCTGACTGCCTGCAGTTCTATGACTACGACCACATCAACAAGGTGTTCAGTGGCACTGCGCCGCGCCCCAAGGATGAGGAGCCGGAGCCTGCGCCACGCAAGGCGGCCAAGCCGGTTGATCCTGATCCTGAGGAGGAGTCTGACCCGGAGCCTGCACCCCGTCGCGCTAGGCCACGGGTAGCTGAGTCTGAGGAGACTGCCGATCCAGGCCCCAAAAGCGGGAGCATCAGGGACCGTATCAGGCGACGGCACCAGACGGCTAGTCAGCCCGCAGAGGAAGACTGAGCTACTAAAAAGGGGCGGCATCGACCCGTTACGGGGGGATCGCCGCCCCCTTTCTCAAATCCTCAATGACCACATCCCCTATGAAAGGTGGAATAAAATGAGTGCTTTCAAACAGTACCGAAGGAAGCAGATAGCTGAGTTGCGGCCCTATGTGGCAGGGGAGCCGCTTGATGGGGTCAGCATAAGCGCTCCTGACAAGGAAGCTGGTTCCCCTAAGAAAGGCGACATGATAGCCCGCAACCCAAAGAATCACGCTGACCAGTGGCTGGTGGCGGCACAGTATTTCGCTGACAATTTTGAGCCAGTATCATGAAGAAAATCATCACCTTGGCAGCTCTATCCGTATGTGTCTGCTTATTGCCCCCTGCTGCTGAAGCCAAGAAAATGAAGGAGTGGTGTTATGGGAACGGCTGCCTCAGCGGCGGCGGCATGGCAGACAGGTCCGGCTGGCATGAGTGCCATAAGGGGGAACTCAACGTCTGCCGCCAAAAGGCGGCTGAGAAGCCCCAATGATGGCAAAGCGTGAGCGCCCCAAGATAACCAAAACGTCGTACTTCGTAGGTGATAAGCCAGGGATCAACTTCGTAAGTTCCGGCTGCACGCTGCTGGATTGTGCCCTGGGCGGCGGCTATGCCATCGGCCGCATCGTCAACATTGTCGGTGACAGGTCCACTGCCAAAACCGCCCTGGCCGCTGAAGCCATGATCAACTTCTTGCTGAAGTACCCCGAGGGGGCGGTGCGCTACTGTGAGACCGAAGCTGCATTTGACTCTAGCTATGCTGCTGCCATGGGCCTGCAAATTGACAAAGTCGACTTTGGTGACAAGAACAAGCCAATCACCACAGTTGAAGAATTTGCCCGTGATTTTGACAAGTTCCTGGACGCCCAGATCAAAGCCAAGCTGCCGGGCATCTACGTAGTGGACAGCCTTGACGCCCTCAGTGACGAAGCTGAGATGGAGCGTGACGTGGGCGAAGCCAGTTACGGTATGGCCAAGGCCAAGATGTTGAGTGAATTCTTCAGGAAAACAGCCAGGAGAATTGAGCAGAGCCAGGTGTTGCTGGTAGTGGTCAGTCAGGTGCGTGAGAACATAGGGGTCACGTTTGGTGAGAAGTACCGCCGTGCAGGCGGGAAGGCCCTTGATTTCTATGCCTCGCAGATTTTCTGGCTCTCAGCTGTCAAACCGCTGAAACGCACCATCAGTAAGATTGAGCGAACCTATGGTGTGCTGATCCTAGCTAAGGTCAAGAAGAACAAGGTCGGGCTGCAATTCAGGGAGGCATCATTTGCCTTTATCTTTGGGTTTGGGGTTGACAATGTCGGTGCTTCGATAGGTTGGCTAAAGGATATTGGTGAATTGACTACTGAAGAGGCCAAAAATCTTATAATTGAATTTGGGGAGATGGATGATAAAGACTACAAGATTGAGCAACAAAAGCTAGATCAGCTAGTCAAGGAAAAATGGGCTACCGTAGAAACTAGCTTTTTGCCGACGCGGAGCAAGTATGCGTAAAGGTGGGGGCAAGCAGAAAGGCGCGCAGTTTGAGAGGGACGTATGCCGTGAATTGTCGTTGTGGGTCAGTCACGGCAAACAGGAAGATGTGTACTGGCGTTCAGCTATGAGCGGAGGCAGGTCCACCGTTGCAGCCCTCAAAGGCAAGCGGCTGGCAGCCCAATCTGGTGATCTTTCCTGCGTGCACGAAGTGGGATATGTCTTTGCCAGCAAATTTATTGTCGAGTGCAAGTTCTACGCTGACCTGAATTTCCTGGGCTTGCTGACCGGCAAAGGCAAGCTAATGGAATTTTGGGGGGAGTTACTGGTGCAGGCTGCCGCCTACAGCAAGCTTCCCATGCTTATTGCCAAGCAGAATCGCATGCTGACCATGGTCTGCCTATGTAACATAGGGTCCAGGGAACTGAACCTTGAGAAACGGGCGCTGCTTATAGCGCCGCAACGCAGTTTGCGTATAATCCCCCTCCATGAGTTTACCCAGTATGCCACGAGGCCGACATGAGCAAAGATAGAATCACCATCAACCAGCTGATCAGGATAGCCGAAGAAAGAACCTGGGAAGATTTTGAAGCAATGCCGGATGGGCGGCTGATTCTTCAAGACCATGCCCAGACCCTGCTTCAGAGCGAGGAACCAGTAAGCCCACTATTGTGGATATTTGAAATGCGAATTGGGCTTCACTTCGAACGGCCAATGCAGGCCATCATGTCGTGCGGGCACTTCATCAGGATGCGCAGTGCCGACATATCTTGGGGGGTTGAGAGCTTGAGAAAGCTGGATCCAGCTCGGCCCAACGATTGCTTATACACTCAAATGGGCCCCCTCAACGTGGGCCCCCTCAACTGGGGCTGGCGTCCTTACATGTCCCAAGCAACGTCCAATACGCCGTCCACTGTCTTTGTGGGGGTACCACTACAAACAACTTGTGGTGGGGCCGGGCCATATGCTACCCAGAATACAACATATCAACGCGCAGCCTTACAGGCGGCTCAACAAGCAATTAAGAGTGCCACCTCTTGGGGGCTGCAGACTCTTCAAGGCCATAGCAGCACCAAGATATGACGTGGCTTGTTTCTGCCGATTTACACCTGTCAGACCGGCCAAAAGACTCATACCGCTTTGCCATCTTTGACTGGCTGGCTAAGCAGCAGCAGAAACACAACGTCAGCGCCACCTTCATTCTAGGTGACCTGACCGACCGCAAAGACAATCATTCATCGGCCCTGGTCAACCGGGTCATAGATGAACTGCTGAAGCTGCGGCCACCGGTCTACATACTTCGCGGCAACCATGACGGTATTGACCCCAACAACCCCTTTTTCCGCTTCCTGCAAACCATTGAGGGGCTGGACTTTGTGGTTGAGCCTGTAGTGATCAACGGGGTGGCTATGATCCCCCACCAGCCCGATCAGGCCGCCCTGGACCGCGCCTGTGGCATTGTTAGGCCCTCTATGGCCGGGGTCATGATGCATCAGACCCTTGACGGGGCTATGGCTGAAACCGGCACCCGTTTGTCGGGCCTACGGTGCCCGCTGATTGAGGCAATGCAGCCCGCTATGGTATGGCAGCGGTGGCTTAGCGGTGACGTACACAAGCCCCAACGGCTCAGTGGGGGGCTAACCTACGTAGGCGCGCCCTACCATGTGCGCTTTGGTGATGACTTTGAGCCTAGGGTGTTGCTAATTGGCAACACTATAAACTCTCAAACGGCCCTGCACTTCCCCTGCCTCAAGAAATGGGTGCTGCACACTAGGGGCATTGGTGAACTTGAATTAGTGCTTGGGCTCCCGAGGAAAGGGGATCATGTCAAAATCATCGTTACGCTATCGCCTGAGGAGGTTGTGGAGTGGGCTGCAATTAAACGTAGGATACTTGACGCCTGCCGGGCGATGGAAGTACAGGTTTTCGGTGTCGAATTGGAAATTGCAGGCAAAAAGACAAAGGGAACTACTGACCAGCAACCTGTTGTACATGACCGAACGCCGAAGGAAATATTTGGACGATTTTGCCAAGCCGAACGGGTCCCAGTAGACATCAAACAGGTAGGGGAAGAGTTTGTTTCAAATTGAGAGCGTTGAGTTAGAGAACTTCAGGTCCTACCGTGGCAAGCATAGTATCAAGCTACCAACTGAACCCGGCCTCTACCTGCTTACCGGCCGTAATGAAGTTGAGCCACGTCTCGGAACGAATGATGTCGGCAAGAGTACTCTCCTAGATGCCATATTTTGGTGCCTGTACGGGCGTACTTCCCGTGGCCTGAAAGCTGCCGATGTGGTCAACTGGGATGAAACCAGTTGCAGCGTCACCGTAGGGATGTGGCTCAGCGACGTGCCGTTGATAGTCAAGCGCACGCAAAGCCCTAACAGTCTGCAGCGCAGCAATGGAGCGGTGCCACTCCACCCAGTCAGCCAGGATGATCTACAGAAACGCCTAGGACTAGGCCCCGACGCCTTCCAATACGCAATGATGCTGCCGCAGTTCGGTGAGAGCTTCTTTGACCTGGCACCAGCAGCCAAGCTGACCCTGTTCTCACAGATCATGGGCCTAGATTACTGGCTGGAAAAGAGCCAGGAAGCTGCAGAGACGGCTGGTGAAATCTGGGCTGAAATAGAAGAAGCCAATCACGAAGAGGGCAGGTGTGACGCGCAGATTGAGATGATAAATGTTGATCTGCAGCTGCTTGGCGGGAAACAGAAGGAATTTGTCGAAGCACAAAAGCGCGTAATTGCGACATTGGGCAAAGACAAAAATGAATTAAAAGCCGCCCAACGTAAGACCGCTGAGGCCATTGATTTTGCAGAAAAGGCCCTGCTGAACGCAACCAACAAGCTGGCCAAGATAGAAAAAGGCACGAAGGTGTGCCCTACGTGCCAGCAGACCATACCAAACTCCAAAATGAAGGCTGACGAAGCAGCCCTTGAGAAAAACCGCGGGGACTTTGAGAGGCAGCTGGTCAGGCTAAGAAGTGACCAGGCTGTCGACAGTAGTAAACTCAGTCAGATTGAGAAACACATTGCAGGTGAAACCAGCCGCGCTAACCCCTACGGTGAACAAATCAGACAAAAACAGGCCAGTCTGGTTGCTTGTAAGAAGCAGCAGGCTGACCTGATTTCACAGATAGAAGCAGCTGAGCAGGATCACGCTGCAGTAGACTTTTGGGTAGGTGGCTTCAAGCGTGTCAGGCTGTTCATAGTGGAAGAAACGCTGCGCCAGCTAGAGCTGGAAGTGAACAACAACCTGAGCAATTTAGGGCTGACTGATTGGAGGATAGAATTTGATGTGGAGCGGGAAAACAAATCAGGCGGCATCACCAAGGGCTTTGTGGTGCTTGTCTACCCCCCTGGGAGACCCGAGCCGGTCAGGTTTGAAGCTTACTCTGGTGGGGCTACTCAGCGGCTGCGTATGGCCGGGGACCTTGGGCTGGCCAACCTGATCATGCTTCGCGCTGGGCTGACCAGCGCGGTTGAGTTCTTTGATGAACCCAGCAGGCACTTGAGTACAGAAGGGCAGCTGGACCTGGCTGAAACCCTGATGCAGCGTGCCCTAACTGATAAGAAGGTGATCTATCTCTGCGACCACAATCTCATAGATTTTGGCTTCACCGGCACCCTTACGGTAGTAAAAACGGCTGCGGGTTCGCGGCTTTCCTACGGATAGCCATAGCCGCAGTTGCATGTTCTTTGCAGTAGACCTTACCCGCAGATGGTGCCCCGCAATACTTCTTGTCCTTGGCGTCATGGTCATTCCACAGCGGCCAATGACACGTTTGGGTGGTCAACCCCATGAGATCGCACGGATCACTGGTTGACACTTCCTTGGGTTGGGTTGCTTCGGCACACATATCATACTCTGGCGCAAAGGCCGCGTAGGTCCTGTAAATCATCAGCCTGGGGCGTACCCGTCTAGGATTGGTAATAGCTGGTGTATATGGCTCGCCACTCATTCGCCTGCCCAGGCGGTGAACCTTGCCAACTACGGCGTTTCTGGTTGCCCCAAGGATAAGGGCTATCTGGTTGCCTGAATGCCCGGCGTCAATAAGTCGGTTCAATTCCTTTACTTTTTCTTCGGTCCACTGGTTTATACGTCCGTTTGCATGTGCTTCAGTCATTGTTTCTTACCCTGATTGGTTAAGCCTAATGCCCAATAAACCGCACACCAATGGATGCTACAAGCACAATGATGGACCACACGGCTCCTATGGCCCAAATGCGCCCCTGGAAGTTGGAGCTGACATTTTCCAACGTGCTTATCCTAGTTTCCATCGAATTTCTCAGCTGATCCGTTGCTGTAATTCTATTGTGTTCAAGAGACGAGACCTTTTCGTCCAGATTGTTAACAATAGTGCCTAGCTCACGGCGAACCGAGTCAACGGCTGCCTGTCCTTCCTTAATGGTCCACATCAAACCAGAGAGATCAGATAGTGATTTTCTGAACTCGTTCTGCGCTTCGTTGCGAAGCTGTTGTGCACCTTCGGCTTTATCCACCGCCTTTTCAGCGGCGATCAGCGCGGCATTCACCGCTTTCTCAGCTGCTGCTAGGGCAGCTGTAACGCCTGTCTGTTGGGCTTCATATCGTTCGCGAAGTTGCAGCGACAGGTCGCCGAACCGCTGGTTAATATACTTCTCAAAGGTGGTGAAATTCCAACCACCGGCCTCCGACGGCAAGGAGACCGTAGGCTCTGACATCCGCCAGTGCCCACCACGGTCTTTTACCAAGTCAACAGCTTGCCGAAGCTCCTTGATATTTTTTCTCAGGTCGTCAAGACCATTTTCCTTATCATCGCCCATGGATGCTTCTCATGCTTCATTGGAGTTTCTCAACGCTTTAGATGATCCATAAGCTGTTGGTGCAACCAAACGTTCTGGTCGGCGGTGCCGGTGAACTTCCCCTGGAAGCCAAGCTGTTTCGCCATGGTTGCCCTGGCTTCAAGGCTGCTGTCCCGCCCCATGAGTTTGAGCAGGTCCACCGTAGAATTGCGCCAATTGAGATTGCCCCCGGTGGTAGCGGCCTTGTCGTCCAAGTACTTGGCTTTTTCTTCTGCGGTAGGAGTTTTCTCAAACAGCTTCTTGAAGAACGCCGCAATTTCAGCGAGAATGTCCATCATAGCCTCCTATAGGGATGCTATGGCAGCATCCAGGTCTGCTTCCTTGACGCCTTCAGGCGAAGCACCATTGGCCAGCATGTACTCTTGGCTGAAGTAAGCCACACCACCAAGGAAGTACTTCTCCCAGAACTTGTTGGTAACGGCTTGCAACCGCCCCCAGGTCACCACAATCCTGAGGCCCTTGGAATTTCTTCCCACCAGAGGCACGTAGTGCCCACCAACGGGGGTCCCGGTAGTGGCCGACCACGGCTTTTCATTCTCAAACTCGGTCATTGCCGTGTCGGGTACATTGAACCCGCAACCACAGGCCCCAAAGATATAAGCAGCCAGGTCCAGGTCGGTGTTCCTGTCGATGCTGGCAAACGCCTTGACCTTGTGGAAGCTTCCACCAGAATCCTCAAGCCCAGTGGCAACCCGCCATTTGGCTACAGCTATAGGGTCCAGCCCCTTGTCCTCACCACCGGTCAGGGTCATGTACTGACTTACAATCGTCTGGTTGTTGAAGTCTGGCATCGGCCTTTGTGTAGCCAACGCCCAGGTCATGATCTCATGAGCAGCACCAGCCAGGACACAATCCCCGTACTGGTCATTGGCCAGCATCTGCCAGGGCACGTCGTTACCTTTGACGTGCCCATAAGTAGCGGGCACTTTAGGAAGCTGTTTCCGGTTGATGAAATCACCAAACTTCAGCTTGATGGCTTCTTCACGCCACTCCTTCATTCCCAGTCTTAGGGTCATGACACTCAAGTCCTTGTTTGGACTGGTGGTTGACTTGGCGGAGGTGGGGGCGGTGGTGCGGCGTTGCGCACCTTTTCCGCAGCATTAAGTGCATCATCAACAATCTTGAGCAGGACTTGCCTGCCTTCTGGGGATTCAAGCTTCTGCTGGGCTTGTTCACGGTACATGCTGGCTGGCCACGTACCCATCCACATGTCGATCATCCTAGCAACATTGTCGTGCACAGACTTAGCAGCAGCGATCTGCTCAGCCTGAGTAGCCTGTCCCAGTCTCATTGGACTGTTGCCTCCACATCCACCGGCTTGCCGTTCACGTAGACAACAAAGTGCACGGTAGTACCCTTAGTGGGCTCTGCACCAAGCTTGCCCGCCGACTTGGCGGTTTGGTAACCAGAGCAAATCAGGCTGACGATGGCGCTGATGCTCATGGTTGGGTCAAGCCCAACGATTGCAGCAATTGTTGCTGCGGTCACGGCAATGCCACAGGCAGTCTTGATGGCGTCCTGGACCTTTACCGGGTCAATGGCACAGCCACCACCCATCCCCAGAACTGGAAGGGTAGCACCAGCTAAAAGCAATGCGCGTCTGTTGATGGGGGTCATTTCAGTCTCCTTTTAAGCGTCGTTCGACGCTATAAGTGGTCCACCATTGTGGGTGTTCACGCAGATGTTCTGCTGCATTAGTGGCATCTTCCTGGGTAGCGTAAGTCCCGAGTACCTTTGCGTAAGGCCAAGGCACCCTTTGGTAGGACACCACTACCCAGATCGTATTGTCTGGATCAGTCATTTAGAAACTCCTGTATGTTCTCGTGTGTCAGAAATGGGTTTAGAAGTAGCAGAGTATCAGCTGGGGTAATACGGTTCTTCGCTACAACCAACGAGTAAGGAAAGAAATTTGCTTGCTCAAGACAGTATACAATCAATTCACTGCAAAACCAAGAATCTGTCTGACGCCAATCCCGGTCATGGGGTTGGTCACTTAGGAAGTCCCACAAAGCACCATTGTCAAACGGCTTGCCAATTTGCTTGTGCGCCACTTCCATGAAAGAAGTATAAATACTATCTGATACCTTGAGGCTGGCTATTTTTGGCGTCCCCTTGTACGGCCACGGTGGATTTGGCCGTATTCTTACCCCTCCTGGGTCATTTGATTTGTGATCCTCGCCGCTAACACCCAAAAGCCCCGTATCCAAGAAAATATCAACGTGGGAAAATGGTGAATGGCACAGTCTGCGGATGATGCTGCTGGCAAAAGCAGTGCTCGTAGAGTACTGAATAAGGATCTCAGCCATTTACCTACTATTGGCATATGGCTTGTATGGCTTAGGCCCTTCGTCCAGCTTAGTGACGTTTGGCACGTCGTCACTGTGCACCAAACTGGCAACAGCCTTGTTATACACCATCAGTTCCCTAGGAACCTGGATCTGAATTTGCGGGTCAACATTCGCTGCTGATCTAAGCTTCGCTGCGTCGGTATGAGCTAGGAATGACCACACCACAGCAACGAGCCCAATAGCCACTGTTGTTACATCTGCAACCACCCCGGCGTCGCTGAATGCTGAAAAGCCTTTTGCTACCAGCCACGTACAGGCCATCGGGATGATTATGCGGAGAATGCCAATTACCTGCTCTTGGTTTGGGTTCATGTGGTGTGCTCCATGATCCGCTTCATCTCGGCGAGGAACATATTTTGATCGTTCACGTCATAGTCGCCGGGGTGGGGAATGTGGTGTGGGGTTTTGTGGTAGCTGAGCGGGTTCATGGTCCCCAACGGCCATTTGTAAGCACCCAAGCCGGGAAACGGGAACGGGTTGTAGCTGTAGATCAGGTGGGCAAATTTTATGTTCTTGTTTAGTGGGTAGCCCTTCGCACCGTAGATGCTTGCTTGGAAACCAAATGCCCCATCAATGGCCCGGTCGCCAACATACTGACAGACAACTGCAACGTCACAACACCCCAAACTAGTACCACATACGAAAACACGACCAGCAGGAGGGAGCTTCTTGATAAGTACAGCAATGTTTGCGGCGTCGTAATCCTCGTAAGGGGAATCGTGCATGTTAATGCCGAGTTGTGCCATGCGCTGAGACATGACTCCTGCAGCTGGGTCGCTTCCCCATCTCCCCCACATGCCGCGCATATAGTAACCGTGCCAGTTCATGGCTCAACCTCACTCCAGCCTTTGGCAAAGGCCAGGGGGATCAAAGGCTCTTTGCGCTCATGTCTACCCAGCTTGGCCACACTCGGCGGGGTCAGCAGGGTAATTGAATACTTCCTCAAATCCTGCACCCTGGCGGTCCAGCCCCTGCCAAACGTACCCCAAGTGCCCAAACCACGTAGGAAGGTCAATCGTGCATTGCACAATTGGTTGACGAATTGGGTCGGGTCCATACTGTTGATGGCTTTAAGGGACGTTGGGCCAAGTACACCATCAACTATGACATCTGCTATCTTTTGGGCGTATTTTACTGATCGTGACGGGCCTGAATTGACGCCAAAGTCAAATACCACGCAGTCACAGCCAGCATTCAGGGCGTCGAATTGGCAGGCAGTAGCGTACTTCTTCTTGTATATTTCGTCAGCCGTGGCCAGTGTCATGGCTTTAACTCTAGGTGCCCAGGCAGACATTGAACTCATTTTCTCACCAAGAAACTCGGCAAGATCGTAGCAAGTAATTCCGAAACGAGTTGGCCCTCCAGGATCGTTACGGATCCATCCGTAGTCTCCCTCGTAACGCATAATCATTCGTTGAACGAATGGCTGATAGTCTTGTTGCACACTAACCTCCAGCTCCGGGCATGAAACAACGGATAAAGACAGAGATGACTTCTTCACCCTGATTGCGTGTCGGGGCAGCCCAAACCAACGCAGTGCCGGAAAGGTTCGGCCCTTGCACCACGGCACCGTCGTCTACGTTCCACCATTTATTGTACAAGAACACCCGGTAGTGACATTTGCCATCAGTGCAGGTTGAGTCCCAATCCACGTCTGGGATGTGGTGCGCTTCTTCTCCGTCACAACAGGGACCCTTCGTGCTATACTGTTGCCTGAACCAACGGTCCAGGTCGGGCTGCTTGTGGTCATGAGCAGATGCAAACGCCACCATGCCAAGCAGGGCAAGCACAACCAAAAACCCCAGGATCACATACCACCACCACTCACTATTGTCAGGTGGCCGTATGTTCCAGTGATCGTCTAGGTCATCAAGAGGTGCTTCTGGGTTTGTCATACCGTAGTTGCGTGACATTTGATCACCAGGTCGTTGTGGCAGCTGCCATGTAATAAGTGGTCGTACCAACTACCAATGGAACAATCCTGGTGGCACTGAAATTGGACGCCGTAAGTGCCACAGTTACGCCGCTAGTCACTGCGACAACAACGCTGGTTACAGATACGACGATGCCGGTTGGGGCCACCGGTATTGAAGAAGCAAAATTCCCGCACCAATAATCCGGCTGCACCAGGGGCCAGGGATAGTTAACCGTCTGCGTACTGGCAGCGACCCCAGGTGATGCTGACCGGTATGGTTGCTCTGGTGCTGGCGCATTGAAGGAACAGCCCAAGGCACCAACAGCTACCCCAGCACTGACAGGAACCGACCTCCCATAGACACAATTGGAACACTGATCAACCATACTAAGTCCCCATCATAATAACCCAGTTGGTCCCATCCGACTGCAGAGCCGCCCAATTCCCTGCCGTACCTGCCAAGATGGCAGTGCCCGCACCGCCACCAGCCTTCGGCACCACATTGCTGGCATTGCTAACGACGGTTTGTGCCTGGATTGTCTTAACATATAGCCATTGCCCTGGGTAGGAAGCAGCAGCCAACAATGTGATGGTGACCGTCCCAGCCCGGTTGGCGATCAGCGAACTGTCGGTGGCGCTCTGTGTCTCGCTGGCATTGGTCAGCGTCCTTGGTGCCTGAGAAGCTATCGCCCCCCGGACCGTGAGCGTTGAAGTAGGTGCGGTGTTGCTGCCAATGGCAAACGTCTGGTCGACCACACCATAGGTAAAGAACTCAAATGACTGATCGCGGTAGAGCGCAAGTGAGTTGGCAACATCGTTTTCACTGAAAGTACCAACCGGCTGCGTCTTGAATACCAACCGGCCTGGAAGTGATGTTGCACTTGGCACACCATCAACGAAGCTCTCGATCATGGTGCCAACGCCCCAGGTACCGTTCCCCATGTCGCCGCCAGCACGAATCGAATTCAGTGGATCACTGTTGTGGACTATCGCGGTACCGCTGGGTGACGTAGCCCGCGACTTGCCCATGCGCAGGTCGGGCGCGACAATATCATTGGACCACTGGGCCATGCCTAGGCTGAAGTTGACGAACAGATTTGGCACTTGGCCAGTGATAAAAGTGGTACCAGATGGAATCCCTTTGAGATTAGTGCACTGGTTTGTATCTATTTGCAAAGCGGTGACTTGAGATCCGGTCTTGAGGGCAATAGAATCGGTAGTACCAGCAATACTGGTACTCTCAAGCGTAAGTGTAGAACTGGCAAGCGAACCGCCTGCGACCAATGGAGTAGTAATTTTTGGGGTTACAACATTGGTAGGGGTAGTCGGTGCGGTTCCTATGACTTGGCCGACCGACGTGAGTGCAGTAGAAATGTCCGTAAAAATGGCGTTCCAGACCAGGGACTGAATAAGGTCCCCCGGTGCCGCAGTTTCGGCACCGGCAGCTGGTGTGTAAACACCGGTTGTCGCATTGTAAGGCATCTTAAACCCCTGCGAAGATTATCTTATTGAAGATGATGGCGTTGGAGAGCGTGGGCAGAGCAGTGCCAGAACCACCTGTTGGCGTGGTCCCAGTCATTGCAGGTAGAGTATTATTTTGAAGTGTGACGGTGTTAACTGGACTTGGGGCAGCTGCCCCAGCACCCAAAACGAAACTTGCCGAGCTGGTGCCACCAATGGTGGCTCCTGCACCTCCCGCAGCATGAGTATGGGACCCCTGTCCTGATCCTATTGATGTAGACAAAGTTACAGCAGGAAAATGGGCTTGCAGTATTGTCTTGTTCTGCTGGCCGCCAGTACCACCCAGGACCGTACCGTCGAAGTTGCCCCCAGCTACCGTAATGAGACCGGCAGCAACACCACCCATATCATCCTTGCCAAAATCGGCCTTGCCACGGCAATCGGGCAGACTGAAATTGGGTCCAGAACCACCGTAAGTGTAAGCTATTGCAGTGAATAGAGCAGGATAGGTAGCAGTCGCCAACGACTGGCCAAAACACAGCAGCCAGCCAGAGGGGGCAGAAGTACCGGCAAAACTCGCTACAACCCCGATTGGAACACCATTGACAATGCCATTGGATGTAATTTGTCCAACGGCAACCCCACCCACGGCAATGCCAATGATATCTGCCCCAGCACTATAGAAGCCGGTATTGGTGTCAGAACCAAAGGTGTAGCTGGGCGCGGCAGCAGTCCCGGATGCGGCCTTTACCGGCCCAGTCATAGTAGTCTGGCCGTCAGCTGCCAACGAATTGGTCATCTGCGCGGCAATGTCGCTGAAGTCCGAGTTGACTGCAGACGATGATATGGTGGTGTTGGGCGTAAACGCTGCCTGTGGAAGCGTGTACACTCCACTGCCATTCCTGGGCATCGTTTATCTTTCCTTAGAGGAGGTAAAAATGTGGTATGTGCTACAGATAATTGTGTTCTTTACCGTTGTTATTTACTACCTTGCCAATGACATGCTGGATGGCATTCCACTTGGGCACCTGGCGCTTTTTGCCGTGATAATTACTTTCTTAGTGACCGTAATCCTGTCCAAATTCCTGGATCTACTCCGTTGGCTCATTAGTTGGTGCGGGTAACCGTTTCGCACCTTCTAAGCCAGCAACCCATGATGCCGTTTCAGGGTCCATCTCAAGCCCTGGTGTTAATCTAGGGGTAGTGTTTTCTAGCCAAGGGCTTAATGCTCTGACTATGGGCCTTTGTGCGCCCCTTATTGCGCCAGTCGTAGCGCCCCCCAGGCCAGTAGCCCCGGCTAATTCCAGCGCAATCGCCGATTCTGGGCCAAACCAGCCCAGATGATGCCCTGCATACGCCCCGGCAAGTTGGGCAAGCCCCGCAGCACCAGGGATCAACCATCCCCCACCTGTCATAGCTGGCACATCCCTTGTTACTGGGATTGCATCCCTGGCAAACCCCTTGAGAGGGGTAGTCATGGTTGGACTGTAGCCCCTTAGAACATCCTCTGGGACAATATGCTGTGCGCCGGTCGTAGCTGCGTGGCCTGTCGCTGCCTGCAAAGCATTTGCATCAGCTTCGGCTTGGTGCTGTGCCTGTGACGGGAATCTTGGTGCTAGATTCATCCTTTGAAGAGCAAGTCTGTTGGCAAGCTGGGCTGCTGCATCCTGAGGATGCACCCCCGGTGGGACGGTCAAGCCACCCTGCCTAAACATAGCTTCCTGAAGTGCTTCTGCCTGACGCGCAGGGGGGCCACCGGTAATGGACCTGAGCCAGGGGCTTTGTGTAGCCTGCTCAACCCCTACCGGGACCCCGGCAGCACGGACATTAGCTACTTGCTGTTCGTGTAATGGGCTTACTGAACTTGGTGCTATTGCTTTTCTAGCCATATTGGGCAACCCCCACCCAAAAGCACCCCCCAACATTTCCGCTACCTGAGGCCCCCAACTCTGCATATAACTGGGCAGCAAACTCTCACCAGCGTGTCTGCCTGCTACCGATCCACCTGCAGCAGTCAAGGCCCTGACCATGTTGGGGATCAAGGAACCAGCCCCGGTAACTGTTGCTGCTGCGGCCGATGGAATTATGTTTTCAGCAGCCTGCGCTACTTCCCCACCAACGGAAGTGGGCTGGTAACCCAAATCAGCCCCTGGGAATTTTTCCTGGAGCTTTTCCATCCTAGCAGGAGACGTATAAGGCCGGTTTTGCTCCTGCATGAATTTTGCAGCACCAGCCAAATTCTCTGAACCGGTAGCCTCACCTAGTTTCTGTACACCTTTCAGTGCCAGATCACCAAGGTTCCCAAATGTTGAACGTAGACCAGTAGCCGACTGGGCCGCCCACGGAATTAGCCCATGGCTGATGTCCTCAGCCGTGCTCTTCGGGGCTGGGGTGACCCCCTGCTGTTCATCATATACACGACGCTCTTCAGGCGTCATGTGCGCCAATAATTCAGGCGGGTACAGCTGTTCATTATAAGCACGACGCTCTTCTGGCGTCATGTACTTCAGCAATTCGGGGTCGTATTTATCCATGAACGTCGTGCCGATTATGGTGTGGGTGTCAATGCAGGCATCTTCTTTTCACTTTCAGTCTTGCGGCGCATCAACTCCTCAGGAGGTGGGAGGGCAACAGCTGGCTTGCCAGCTGTTCCTTTAGGTTTTGCAGCTGCCTCTTTTTCCAGCTCGATGTCTTTCTCAAACTTCTTAGCCGTTGCTTCGTCCATCAACGGCTTTTCCTTGTAAAGCTTCACTATCTTAGCCCTAATATTAGGGTCAACGGCACCAGTGATCGGATCCCTGTTCCTGTCAATCTCTTCGCCTGCTTCAATCAATCGATTATTCACAGCTTTCGCCATGGTTATCAACGCCTTGTTGGCAGCGACCGTGTTATTTCTGTTGGCGGATGCTGCGTTAATCATTTGGATTTCAGCTACACGGATCTGACCCAAACCACCCAACTTGGTCTTCAGTGCACTCAAATTAATATCACTGATCAGTTTATCGGCAGTATCAGCCTTTGACGCAGCGGCGTTTGCGTCTTTATTACCTGTAAGCCAAGCATAGCCTTTGGCCAATGCAGTCCGGGGTCCGGCGGCAAAACCACTGATAATGTCTGGTGCGTTGAAAATACGTTCCAGTTCGTCCAACGGCTGCAGCTGTTCGGCAGCGGACTTTGCATTTCCCTGAACTTCATCACCGTACTTGGCAGCAGCTTCTGCGGCCTTAGAAGCACCTTCTATTCTCCCTTTTACTT